CATGCTACCTATTGGCGGTGAGTTTATTGGTGGGGCAAATGGTGGAATGTATAACTGTATCGGTGCATACAAAGGCTCCATGTCAGGTAGCGCACTTGTTTCACGTTCAGGAGTTGCACCGGCAGGTAGTAAAACGATCAACGCATTTTGGACTGCTGCACAAGTGAACGGTAAGGAATGGGGATTGACTGATTACGATCAGCGAAAACTCATTATGATGTTGGGATTATCCCAATATGGAGATACCAATATTCAAGCGAAGCTTGGTTATGGTGTAGGTGGTAGCCCCAGTAAAGATTTGTGGGCTGCGGCAGCTGCTTTGAAAACCGGTGCAACAAAAAGCCTCGGTGACAATTGGGGTAAAATAGCTATTTCTGTGGTGAATGGAAGTAATACCGGAGTGGATTGCTCACGGGTGAATATGATGGGTATAGAAGACCCTTATGGCTGGCAGTGGGAATTTTTGCAGGGAGTATTTTGTGGTAGTTCCAATAACAGTGCTCAAAGTGGAACGGAAATTTTCATTTACAAAGGGAACCGTTTACCAACTACCGCTGAATTAGCGGCACATCCCAATGGTGAATACAGACAAGCTACTCGGCAGACAACTTCCGGCCAAGTGCAGGAAATAATTCTTGGGGAACATTTTGATATTTTCCCCAAAAAGATAGGTGGAAGTAGCACTTCTTATTGGGCTGATTATTCATGGGCAAACACTACTGGGCAGCTGGTTCTTTGGGGCGGTAATGCGAATGGCGGGGCGAATTGCGGCCTCGCGTGTGCGAACTCGTATAACGATTGGTCGTACTCGAATGCGAATTTCGGCTCTCGCCTTGCGTATTTTGGAAATTTAACATTTGTTAGCGGTGCATCTTTGATGGCTGCATGATAGATTTTGAAATATTAGTTCTTTGAATTTCAATTAATTAAAACCCGTCCACCTTCTCGTTTTACGGCTACGGATAACGGGACGAAAGCCGAAAGGCGTGGACGGTTGGTAGAGGGGAACAAGAGCTGGTTCTTTGGGGCGGTAATGCGAATAACGGTGCGAATTGCGGCCTCGCTTATGCGAACTCGAATAACGATTGGTCGAACTCGAATGCGAATATCGGCTCTCGCCATACTTATTTATCGTAGAGTGATCTGCGAGTTCTCCGAGCCATGACCTTGCAGGATTTATATCGTTGCAACGTAGTAATCAATTGGTTACGATGTCAGAAAATCAAGAATGCGGAAAGGTTGCCCAATTTGCGGAAGGCAACAAGCGGTGTTAGTAGGTTGGTTCTCGAAAGCTCCGGGCGAATTATTCAAGCAAGTAGAAACAGCTTGCAGTTATCGGAATAATTAAAATAGTCTGAACAAGACAAAATTGGAAGTATGGTGTAAATTTTAAAACAAAGCAACAGTGAATATTGGAAGAAATGATATTGATTGGAGAAATCTGTCACATGATGAAATTGATAGAATTATAGCGGAAAGGATAGAGGCTGACGATAGACGGATAGAAGCAAGCGGTGGAAAGAAACCTAAAAGAGTCGGATATATTCTTGAACGTATTGCAGAAATAAACAATTTGCGTGAAGCGGACAGAGAGGCACAAGATGGGAAGGTTAAGAAAAATCGTTTTATCAGGCGGCATAATCTTCACCCAGAAGAAGACCTCCGAGCTTTGCAGTTGATGATTCTGACATTGGATTTTCCGGCACCGGATTATAGCGTGATGAAGGTAAGAAGTGATGCTGGAAAAGTCCGAGATATTGTCAAACAGAAATATTTCCCGTGGCGTATATTGCACCATGCAATTATGAGGGTGATTGAAGAAGATGTTTATAGAAATTTGATTTATGATACAAGTGCGTGTATCAAGGGAAAGGGATTACATTTTGGAGTAAGGAGAATGAAACGTTTTCTTCACCGGTACCCGGAATACAAATGGTTCGTAAAGACTGATTTCAAAAAGTTCTATCAAAGTATTCTTCATGAGCTTATTGTTGCTGCATTGAGAAGGAAATTCAAAGATGAACGATTTATTAAATTGATCGAGATAGCTGTTTTATCGTATGACAGCGGAACAGAGTTAGTTGACGTATTGGAGAATGAAGTTGAACGGAAGAAGAGGTGTTCCGATTGGAGCATTTACAAGCCAACCTATCGGGAATTTTGCGGCAAGCCGGATAGATCATACAATGAAGGAGAAATATCGTGTCAAATGCCTGCATAGATATTGCGATGATAATGTTATGCTGGCTCGTTCTAAGGCCGAAGCGTTGTTTCTTATTCGTGCGTATGAACGGGAAAGTGCAAAAGTTGGGTTGGTAGTTAAAGCAAACAGTTGTATTGCTCCGATAGGAACAGAAACAAAAAATGGGAACAAAAAGCATAGAAAGCGAAAACGTAGTAAGAGGAAGAAGGATTAACTTTTTGGGCTATTGCTTCACGAAAGATAATGTTCGGATGCGTAAAAATATGAAAAAGAACTTTGCCCGAAAGGTGAAACGAATAAAAAGCCGGAAACGTAACCGCGAGATACGAGCTTCATACTGGGGCTGGTGTAAGTGGGGAGATTGTAAGAATTTATGGAGAACAATAACAAATAATGATATGAGTTTTGCAGATAAAGGTATCAAACAGAGTGGTAGAACAAAGGACGGAAAGAAGTTCTTCGATGTAAAAGAGACAAGATTGATGGATATTCTCAATGTCCCTATAACAGTGGTGGACTTTGAAACGAATGTGAAGACAAAGCAAGGTGAAGGTAGATATTGTGTTCTTTTTGAACAGAACGGACAACGTAGCAAATTCATAACGAACTGTTGCAATCTGAAAGATGTGTTGGATCAGGCTCGCGAAGCGGAGAATAACGGTCAGAAGATTTTTCCAGTGGAAAATGTGATTGTCAAGCGGCGTTCGTTAGGTGACGGGAAGAGTGCTTATTATTTTGAAGAATAATTATAAAAATGGAGGTAATTTATGAAAAGTTATGGAACTCTTGTAGGAGAACTGCCGACTGGTATTGAATTTGTAGTTGAAGGTGCGTTGCTACGCATTTACTTCGACTTTGAGAGAAGAGAAGCTGTTCAAAAGGCCGGTTCGGAAGATGTGGTGGTTGAAGACCAGTATGTCTGTGAAAACGTGGATGTTGAAGGGGAACATGATTATGACAGTATTGTAAGTGCCATTATCATGGAACGTTATGATGCGAATAAACGTGATGCCATTTTCGCCAACTTGGAAATGGCACGTGATATGGCTTCGGAACTTGACGAAGGTAAGCGTGCCGAATATCTGAAAGAATACACTGATTATCAGAGTTATCGTATCAAGGCTAAGGAGATCGCAAAAGAAGTATTAGCAAAATTGAAGTAATCCGGTATGGAGGCGCAAGGGCATATATTAATACGAAGAAAGGCCAAAAATGGAATTGACGGTACTAATGGGGAACCGGGGAAAAACGGGCTGCAAGGCTGTATTCTCCGGCAATCCGAATGGGCTAAAGGCATAGAGTATCGCAATGACGAGGCTTTGACTTCCGGTACCCGGTACTTGGATATTGCAATTGTGACTACCGGTGCTAATACGTTTAATGCGTATAAATGTCTGAAAACTCATACGTCCAGTGATTCCATTCCGGTGACAAATACAACTTATTGGCAGAAGTTTAATTCTTTGGTGCCAGTGTACACTCCGCTTATCATGGCTCAAAATGCTATTCTACGGTTCATGCAGGGTAATCAGCTTTTGATAATGAAGGGCGATAATAAAACGGTTGCAGCAGGTCTTGTTGGTGGTGACTATCCGTTATGGGTTGGAGCTACAACACCGACTGATGCGCCATATAAGGTGAGTATAGCAGGGAAACTCTATGCGGCTGGTGCGGTTATTTCAGGTGACAGCACTTTTGAAGGTACATTGAAAGGTGTATCAGGCTCTTTTACAAGGCTGAATTGCGTGAATGCTGCTGGTGATGCGGTTGGAGGAATCAGCTTTGGAAGTGATGGAAGAATGTGGTTTGATGGTGATATGTATCATCAAGGTACTAAGGATAACCGGTCATTACGTTTCTACACTTCTGACTTATGGTGTAGAGGCGTGTTTGGCGCAAGGGAAAGAAGCATTATGGTAGTTTACGGCTCCTATGCCTATGTGTACACAAAAGGTGCTGATAAAACCGGTACTTATATACCTTTGACTTCCGGGACTTCCTCTGCTAACGAAACTTATTATACAGTTCCTTGCTATTCGCCAAGATACGATTATAACGGTGAAACTTCGGGTTTTCCAGTTGATACGGTTATATTTAGAATAACATCGAATGTAACCTACCGTTATCTTTTGAGTCTTGCCGTCACCCAAAGGATATTCGTGGTTAATGCAAATGACAATTATAATAATGTTCAGATATACGCG